GTTAAAGTGACTATTTTGAAGAATTTGTTTTCAGAAAAAGAAACTTCATTGCCTGTGAATGCTAAAAAAGTAAAAACTAATTGGGCAAGATTTACAGCAGAAAAATATAAACAAGAACTTAAAGATTACGCATATAGCAAGAATTTTCTTCCTATGATTTCTCATATTTTATAAAGATAAATAAAAATGGCATTAAAAAATACAGATGGAACTTGTTATAAGCCTTTAGGAAGTGTGCAACAGTACAATCCCGATGCACCAGAACATGATCTTTTCAATCAATGGGATCAAGAATCTATCAGGCGTGGTGGATCTCCTTTGTATTACTATGAAGTTTTCATTCAACAACAAACTGTAGATCCACTTTATTTGGAAGATCGTGGTAAAATATTTTCAAACAATCCAATTCAATTGTGGTGTAGTTACGAACCAATACCATCTCAAAATGCATTAAGTCAATTTGGTATAGATTCACCAGACGAAATGGTATTTGAAGTAAATTACAAGGCTGTTCTTCAATCTATAGGACATCCTCCAAAGATTGGATCAAGAATTTTTAGTCCTCACTTAAGAGAAAATTGGGTAATTATCCAACGAAACTTAGGTGAGTTTAAATTGTGGGGAGCATTAAGAATGGAACTCATTTGTCAGAGATTCCAAGAATCTGTTACGACTGGCGAAGGCGAAGTTACACAGAAACAACCAGACCTTAAAATTAAAATTGTATAGGAGATTTCATGGGTATATTTTTTGAATTCTTAGAAAAAATTCGTATTGAAAAAATGTTATTAGAACAAGATGCACCACAAGGATCGCCACAAGGTGGTAATCCTCAAGATCAAGGAAATATGACAGCACCAGACGCTCCTCCAGAACAGCAAGATTCAAGTTCTGGTCAAGGCGAAGAAAGTGGTCTATCTCCAACTGCTCATGACGATAATTTTTCAAAATTAATTGATATTATGAAACAAGCTTTGCCAGATTTGAAACCAGAAAATAGAAAAATTATTGATGCATTTTTAAAAACAAATAATTTATCTGGCGGAGATGAACCTAAAAAAGATTCCCAAGACCAAGACCAAAGTCAGGGTCAAGACCAAAGTCAGGGTCAAGCACCGCCAACAGGAATGGGCGATCAATCAGGAATGCCAGCACAACCTAACCAGATGGCTGCTCCACAAATGTAGTGAAGTTTTGTTTTTCATATAGATTAGGCTTATGTACATTTGTTATAAGCGACAAAGGTATTTTTGGCTGTATCAGTCTTTCGCTTTGAAAGATCAAGGGTTTATAACTCTTGGTCTTTTTTTTCAGTTTGAATGGTGGGATTTTCATTTTTTCCTTTTACTAATTTTCTAGCTATACGACCCCTTGGTTTTGCTTTTATTTCTTCTAAATGTTTTTGAACATGAGGACATCCATGTTTCGCAGCAACAGATGCAAGTTTTTTATATTTATCGTCAAACTGGTGACCGCCTTCAGATGTCCATGTTAAGCCAGCAATACTTCTTGCGTTATCTGCAATTATTCCGTCTTGCGATCCTCTTTTAAAAATTTCTTGTTCTGTCATAGGCTCTACTTCATAAGAGACTTTTTTTGGCAAAATTAAAATTTGTGCATATGGCTCGTCTTTTCTAAATATATATTTTTGTCCTTCAACTGGATTTTTGAAAACAACAAAAAATATTTTTGACCACCAACTAGTTTGCAAATGCCCCGGAACTACACATGGAACAGTATTTGTTGTGTCGGTATAAAATCTTGGATGAGACTCCATTCTTAGTACATATCCATCTGGAACTTGTATGTCTAAGCATGATGTCATTCCAAAATGACCATCAGCAAAACAAGCAAATGGAGGGAGATGAACTCCTTGTGATTTTGTAATTTCATTTTCTGCTGCGAAATCACCTTCAAAATGCATCTTGCCATCACGCATTGTAGCGTGAAATTCCGTTTCAAACGGAAATGTTAATTCCATCCCATAAGTTGAACCATCGATAAATGGCTGGCAGTGCCATGGTTGTGCCTTACTTCCATTTGTGTGTGTGTGATCACAACCACTCCAGCCGGGAATTTGAAGTTTTATAGATTTTGGTGGTTTTCCCAAATGCCATGTTCGACACTTAACTCTAATAGTTTCAGACATTTTTGGTGTCACACTCCATAACTAGGTATAAAGGAAAAAAAATGAACGATATTAATCATCCATCAAAAGGTCTCAATGAATGCAATGATAAAAGCCCTTTGAATTATAATGAAAATCTTGATTCATTTCCATCAAATTGCAAACCCGGAGAAAATAATTCCAATTTTCGCCAAGTCAATGACGAATCATTGAATTGGCTTAAAGATACGACAAATAAAAAAGTTGGTTTGGGTGCTGCTGCAAATTGTGATCCTATGCAAACTGGATCTATTTTAAATGATCCTAGTAAAACTAGTCGTGACACCATTTATCGTTATTCAAAAGCGAAGCGTGGTTGCGATGATGCGATGAGAGACCTTTTTACAGATATTGTTGTTATTGATGAAAATGCAAAAGCTCATCCAATTCCAATTATTTGGGGTACACAAGAAAAAGCAGTTGCAGCAATTCTTTTAGACAATGTAAGAAAAGATGAAACATTAGTTGTTGATAGAATTAAATTACCGATGTTAGCAATTCATGATTCGGACATTCAGTTCAATACAAGCAGATATACATATCACAAGGCTTTAGATTATAGAAGATATCTAAGAGAAGATAATAAGCCGGGATTTACAATTGATGAAAAATACAATAGAGACACAGTGCTTGGATTTGCTCGTGGAATACCAGTAGATATTACATATACTCTTTATGCTTGGACATTATATGTCGAAGATATGAATCAAATTTTAGAACAAATTTTGTTAAAATTTAGTCAAACAGCATATATAAGCGTAACTGGCGTTCCGTATGAGATAATAGTAAAGCTTGATTCGATTGCTAATAATTTGGATTATGAACCCGGAGATCAAGCAATCAGAGTTATAAAATATCAGTTTAATATGACAACTGAAACATATATACCTCAACCGATCACCAGACAAAAAGCCGTACTAAAAACAAAAATTGATTTTGTTGATGGCTTAGAAGAAAACGAAATTCAGCAGGTTATGGCGAGATTGGAAGAAAGTGTAAAGGAACTTAAATGTTAGAAATTAAGAACAAGCATAGATTTCCAGTTCAATTAATCATAAGGTCAAGGAAGGCTCCTCGTGCTTTCACAACTTTGAATATTCCGGGAATAGGTTGTGGAAAAAATATTTTTTATTTAGAAGATGAACGAGCAACTGAATATATAGACAGAGCAGTAACTGACGGATTTATCTCTGTCAAGCATGTACCGAACAATATTTTGTTAAAAAAGGGAGAATAGACTATGGCGATACTTAGAGGTTTTCCACCATCAAACACAATCAGTCCAAGTGTTCGCATTGCCGAAAAGGACTTGAGTTTTGTCGCACCAGAGCAATCTTTGCACAGGGCGGCTTTAATTGGATTCGCAAGCAAAGGTCCAATTAATATTCCTACTATAATTGCAAGCCAAAGACAGCTTCGTAGAACCTTTGGTAATCCTCATCCAGAAAATGGAGATCCATATCTTATCTACGCTGCAGAAAGTTATTTGCTTATTGCAAATGAATTGTATGTTGTTCGTGTTGCAGATACCGATCCAGTTAGCGATGAATCTGCGACTATGGCAGAAGTAGAAGTTCCTTCTGCTGGTACAATTATCGAAATTGTTTCTGATACTCCTTCACCATATGTTTTCGATCAAACTAGCTTTTTCCGTTGGAGACTTAATGGTGTACTCAGCGAAAGAACTTTGATAGTTGAAGAAAATGGCACAGGTTACGATACAGATGAACTTGTAGAATTACTGAACGATCAAATTGATTTTCAGAATGATGGCATTCAATTTTTTGGTGGAGCAGATGATAATATAGGAATAAGAACTCTTTGGGCTTATGGTCCTTCTGCAGAACTTGAATTTGTTGCTGTACAGAACTCCATTTGTGGTTCCGAAGGATCTACTGGTCTTGGAACAGATATGTTAGTTGCTGAAATCCAAGGCACTGCGTCTCATTATCCCGATGTTACTTATACAACATCAGGGTATTATAACTTTGATGGATTAACTGGCATTACTCTCAATATCGTTGTTGATGGAACAGATAATGTTCTTATCGACAATGTAGTTCAAGTTATTGATCTTTCAGCCTTTGACGGCATGGGCGATGTAGATATTGATGATATCGTTACTGAAATCAATAGCCAAGTAGAAAGTGGAAGTCTTCCCGGTGGTTGGATAGCTTCTGTATTTGGAGGAACATCTTTGAAGTTTGAAACGCTTCATAGTGGTCGTGATGCTAGATTGCGTATTAAACCAGATAGCACTGGCGAACTTATATTCGGATTGCCGACAACAACCGCAAGTGGTGACACTCCTCCCGGCGATATGAGTGAGGCATCCCTTTGGACATTTGGTAGAGTGGCTGGCGATACCAATAACGATGGATCTATTTCTTTCTTGGTTACTGCAGACTCAGTTGGTATTGAAGGAAACTTCACTCAAGTTGTTGTTAAAAACAACACTCGTGACAGCAATTGGATTCTAGAAGTTTACAACAATGGAAATCAAGTAGAATCTTGGGGTCAACTCACAAAAGATTCTGCAAGTACATTCTATATTGGAAGCTACTTATCTTTAGTATCTGATTATATTCGATCAGTAGACAACACAGATGTTCTTGCTGGACCCGCAGACGGAACATATACATTGTCTGGTGGTTCTGATGGTATTCCTTCAGATCCAGATTTACAAGATTCTTTATTGATCGGTAGTTCTGTTGGATACAGTGGTATTTATGCTGTATCTGAATCTGAACAATATGACATCGATTTAATTGCGGTTCCCGGACATAGCAGCACGACTGTAGTGACAGAATTGCTTTACATGTGTCAAAATTTCCGCCAAGACTGCATGGCAATTATTGATGCTCCATTCGGCTTGACCGTAAATGAAATCATTGCATGGCAAAATGGAACTCATCCTTTAAACACCACTAGATTCGATAGTGACTTTGGTGCGCTTTACTGGCCATGGGTTCGTATTCGTGACAACTTCAACAGAGTAGACATTTGGGCGCCACCTAGCGGATCTATAATGGCAGTTTATGCACAGAGTGATCGCTTGGCTCGTCCTTGGTTTGCTCCTGCAGGTATCACCCGTGGTGTTGTTCCCGGTATTAATGATGTTTATTCTCGCCCTTCGCAAGAAGAAAGAGACTTGATGTATGGCTATAGGAACTGCATTAATCCTATCGTACAGTTTGTAGATACTGAAGGTTTCGTGGTTTGGGGTCAGAAAACTATGCAGAGAAGACCCACTGCTCTTGATCGTGTAAATGTAAGACGCTTAATGTTTTATATTGAAAAGCAAATCAAGGCTAAGTCACGAATTCTATTGTTTGAACCACATGATGAACAATTTAGAGCAGAGTTCATAAGAATTGCAACTTTAGTTCTTCAAGAGGTTCAGACTGACCGAGGTATTACAGCCTTTAAAATTAAGGCTGATGCCGAACTCAATACTTCCGATGTGATCGATAGGAATGAGTTTAGAGCAAGAATTGGTGTACAGCCAACAAGAGCAGTTGAATTCATGTTCCTTGAGTTCAGTATTCATCGAACCGGCAGTGACTTCACCGAAAGCACAGATGCATTCTAATTTTTGAAAGGGGAATTAAAAAATGGCACAGTTAATGCACTTAAATGAGTTGGCTACAAACACCAACTTGGTATTCAAAAGAAAATATAGATGGACATTCGAAGTTCAGTGGAACGGCAAAAAGGTCGGCAAAAACTTTGTAAAGTTGGCTAGTCGTCCTAATTTAACAATCGAAGAAACTGAAATCAACTACTTGCACGGAAAAATGTGGATTCCGGGCAAGGCAAGTTGGGAAACCATCACTGTAACCTATTATGATGTTGCTCGCTCAACAGGCAACGGCATGACAGATCTTTACAGCTGGTTAGCTTCGATCTATAATTTTCAAGATCAAGGCGAAAAGATGATGCAGCAGACCACCGTCCAAGGTGATGGTAATAATGGTGGTTGGGCTGGCAAAGGTACTTTGCTTATGTATGATGGTTGCGGAACAGAACTCGAATCTTGGGAACTTCGAGGCGTTTGGCCATCAGCCGTAAACTTTGGCGATCTCGACTATAGTTCTTCTGAAGAAGCAACTATCGAGTTGACCCTTAGATATTACCAAGCTATATACAACAATCTTTGTGGAACGAATCCTCAACCACAATGCATAGGTTGTTCATAATAATAATCCTTTCAAAAATTGTAAAGCTCCGAATCTTATAAAGATACGGAGCTTTATTTTCATAAGAGGCGATAATGGCACAAAGAATGAGTTTTGATTTCGGATTGGACAAAACAACCGCTTGCTTCAAACGCAAGTATAGATGGCTTTTAAAAATTGATGGTGTTTCGGCAGAAGGAATTGATGCTTTGCCTCCAACCAAATCTGGTCGTCCAAGCTTAACATTTAAAAGCATGGAAGCACAACATTTTCATGAAACCATTTATTTTCCCGGCAAACCAGATTGGAAACCTATAAATTTAACTTTATTTGATTTAAAAAAAAACAAACATCCAGTAATAGAATGGATCAATGAATATTACGAAGTAAATTCTTCTGGTGTCAAACTTAAAACTGCGACCAATGGATTTAAAAAACAAGGAAAATTAGAACTATATGATGGCTGTGGCGAAATAATAGAAAAGTGGATATTTGAAAACATGTATCCAGAAACAGTAGAATTCGGTGAATTAGATCACAGCGATTCAAATATAATTTATGTAGATCTTAGCTTAAGATACGACAGAGCTTATTATGAGCCAGTTTAATCTTCTTCTGGATCTGTTGAGCTACTAAAATAAAGATCATTCTTTAAAATTTCTCTACACTCTTCAAGTGCCTGTTCGAGTTCTTTTGGTTTCCATCCCAAAACTCGACACGCACCACTCTTGTTGAGTCTTCCCTTTTTAGTGTACACATCTTTTTCATTTTCAAGAAGTGCATCTATAAGTGGTGCATATCCCTTTTCCATTAATTTTTGTATAAGTTCTTGTTTTTCTAATTGCTCAATAAGATTGCTCATATGTTACCTAAATTAAGTGGCGTACAATATCCACTATTAAAATTATAAGTATGCTGGAAATATTTTTCAAGCAATCAAATAAAAGTTACCTATCATTTGATTGATAATTTTTATATGTTCCTTTAATCTGTCTCTGGCTCTGTTCCATGCTCACGCTTAAGTGATCTTGATATTTTTTTTTAAGTTCATTGTAATTTCTTGCTGTTCTATACAATTGTCTGAAGTGATTGATAATGCAAGTTGTCATATAGTTGAATGCTTTTCCTTTACTTGGATCAAATCTATCAACTTTTTCAAAGCATATGAGAACACCTTCTTGAACTGCATCATCTGGATCAATAAGGTTAAATTTTCTATATCTAACAATATTTTCCGACAATAAATAAAAAGCAGTGGTCAATTTATCTTTTAATTTGTTGTATTCTGCAAAATAAAATTGGAATTCTCTTTCATAAGAATCCCAAGATTCTGGTCTTACAAAATTATCTCTTTTAGATGTTCTTTCTTCTGTAGCTTTTATTTCTTCTATAAGTGTTTCGAATTTTACTTTATTTCTTTTAATTTTTATAAATTCAGAAATAATGACTTCAAAATTTTTGTTATTTAGATATTCATTAGCCATTAAGTTCCTTAGATTTTAAATGAATGTTCATGTTATTTTCTTTCTTCCATTCTTCAATTCGTTCAAGAGCTTCTTTTTTGGCATCTTCATACCATTTGTCGCATATCTTATAGTAGGAACGACTATACAATTTTCCTGATGTAAAACTTCTAAAGTGATCAATATTATCATCTAATGTTCTTTTGAAATTTTCTTCTTTGCCAATTAAGTGTGGTTCAATTTTGTGTGATCTTAAAATATAATTACCCAACAACTCCGTATCTGGCCAACAAGGTCGTCTTGGATCTGGTATTGGATCTTTGATATTAAATATGTTGCAAAGTCTGCGTAAACTCCATCCAAAGCCGATTATATCCATTGTTGGAATGTGGTACATGGTAGCGGTATGAGAAACCATTCCCTTCCAATCTTCGTGCGCTCTAGGCGATATTTCATATCCAACAACTGGAGAATTTGTTTTGCACAAATCGATCATCTCATTTAAAAGTGTTTTTTTTCTTAAAAAAACATCAGAATGAGTGGCAAATAAATATTCAGTTCGACAGCATGAAAATGCTAAATCCATGGCAATAGCTGGAAAGTCACTTGGATGGAGAACGCCATTAAATTTCAAACTGTGAACCTCAACATCATCATTCCTTAAGCCACATATCTTTTTGTATTCTTCTTCATTGCTACCAGTATCTACAATTACAACAAATGGCTTTGATGATTGTTCTTTCAACAGTTGAATACATATGTTAAGTTGTTCGAATGTATCCATGACTGGAATAACCGCTGTAACTTTGTGATGCCAAGGTTTTTTTTCGATACTTCCTTCCCATGGTTTCTTTAGCGTAAGGACATTACGAGTAGGAGCGAATTTGTTGAAAATATCTGATATAATGTTAGGAATCATTGAAAATCCTCATTCGCCAAAGTATTACAAAGAATTATGTCTGTATTATAATCATATTGGAAGGTACAACGAAGCCGAAGCCATTATACATTTAATTGAAACGAAATTTAATGAAAAATTTCACATTCGTAATAACATGCAGAAATAATGAATCTACACTTGCCGAGTGTATTGATTCATGTAAGAAATTAGATTCCGAAATACTTATTGCTGACATAAACAGTTCGGATAAATCTTCTGATATCATCGAAAAGATTGGATGCAAGACTATATTCTTTGGATTTCACAACGATTACGCAAAAATAAAAAACAAAATTATAAATCAATGCGAAACAGAATGGATGATGTTTTTAAATGCCAATGAAATTATATTAAAAGGTTTAGATAAAATACAAGAATATATTGAAGGTAAAGATTGCAGAAGAATAAGTGTCATACAAGAACAGGTTATTACAAAACCAATTCGTTTGATAAATAAATCAAATAATTGTATTTTTTCAAATCCAGTATTCGAACACATATCTCATTCTTCTAAACATAGTGATATATTCGTGAAATCTCAAACAATTGATCGTTATGAAGAGAACATGGAGATCATAAAAAATTGGATGAGAGAAAAGCCACTAGTGGCACAAACTCACTATTACTTGAGTTGTATTTATCTTGGAAAAAATAAATGGAATGATTTCATTAGAACTGCCAATCATTATTTGTTTTTAGAAAAGAACAAACCTATGTCATATTTTATGACAAAATATTATCTTGCAATGATTTATGCATATGTTGAAAAGAATTACAAATTAGCATCACAAATCTTGTTTGAAATTATTATAGAAAAGCCTCTGATGGCTGAATATTGGTGTTTGCTAGGAGACATATATTATTCCTTAGATAAATTTGAAAAAGCATTTCATTTTTATGAAAATGCAATGCTTTTAGGTTCACGAAGACTTAAGGATGATGAATTTCCATTCCATATTGAAAAATATAAAAAGCATCCAGAAGAAATGATGTTAAATTGTAAAAATGTTATAAATTCCTCTAAATTGTATAAGTCTAATAAATAACATCTAAATCATTCACAATAACAGTAACTTGGTCTTCGTATCTTGATATCGCAATTTGTTTTCTTCCAACTCCAAGTTTTCTCAAATGACCTTCAAGATCATCTACAGAACAATTTATAACTGAAAATTTATTCTGTGCGAGTCTTTTTACTTCTTCTTGAATATTACTAATTTCACGATTTGGAAAATACTGTTTTATTTGATCGGAACAATCAGATAAAATTTTTCGATACAATGGCATGTTGCATGCACATCCGGGGTTTTTTAAAAATTTATGTACTTCTTCCATCATGTCTGGTGGTAAAGTATCTCTAAATCTTGAATCCTTAAGTGCTTGCTTAATATCCAGAAGAGTTATCGTCTTGTTTTGGCTCATTGTACCTCATTATAAATGTAATGTGACCACATTTTGGACATTTGATTTTTGATTTTCCTTTTTTTTGCTTAGGTGTTTCTATTTTCTTTGTAAAAGGATTCAATATTGGTATTCCAGATTGTATATCAACACTTTTTTGGAGAGAAAGATCTTTCACATCTTCATCTCCAAATATTTTTTTATAGTGACATGTCTGACAATAGATTTGATACTTATATATTTTCATTTTTTTGTTCTGGTAAATTAATTATGGTTGCTGATTCGATATAATTCAAAATCATTGCAGCCAAATTTGAAAGAAATCCGCCAGCACAACCACAGGCGAATGTTGTCAAGATGCTAAGAGTTATATTGTTTATAAAATATCCATAAACAATATATCCCATAAAAAATCCAGCCCATGTTCCAGAACACATGTAGCATTCGACAATTTCGCCAAGTTTTGGCAAATTAATCTTTTTCGTAAATGACTTCACAAAATCTCTAAATGATTCGAGAATTGATCCATCCACAATAATATGAGCCATTCCAATAGATCCAAAAGCAAACAAAAGAAAATTTTCCATTATCATCTCCAAGTGGTTATAAAAACTGTGTTTCCACGCCTTGTCAAACAAAAATCATTAAAGCTATCAAACTTACAAATTTTTTCTTCCAATTCATCAATATTAAATGAAAAGCTTTCAGTCAACTTGTCACTCATCTTGTCAATAAAAATAGGTTCTCCAAAAAAAGATGCTAATTTCTCAACAGACTCTTCTTTAATGTTATTTAAGAAATCTAGTATAGCCCTTTTTCCTAAATCTCTCAACCCCGGAACTCTTATTGATAGCAACCAATTATTATAACATTGACTTAATTCTGGTATATGTTGCCATACTTTTGAATTATAAAAAATTATTTCTTCGATATTTTGAAAATTTATTTTCATACACACTATTTTAAAGGCAAAGGTGAATTTTAGCAACAACATAGGAGTCAATAATGGCAGATAGTAATTTGAACAAAGAAGGAAGCCCAATCAACATTCAAGGGAATGTACCACAAGAATTTTTGCAAGTTTTAAAAAATCAAGGAAGTCAAGGCAATCAAGATGCTCCACAATCTACCTTGCAAAAACCCAATCAATCTTTTGCAAATTTGCGAGATAGGGATAATGGCAATACAAATGCTCCTAGTGTGGCTAAAGCACCATCGTCATATCCGCAAAACAATCAAAGTGGAAGACTTAAAGAAATTCTTGAATCCCTCAAGGGATCACTTGCACAATATGAAGAATTGCAATTACCATCAAAAGGAAGATTCTATGATGGTACAAATGGACCTGCAGATGGCATTATTCATATTCGTCCAATGACAGGCGAAGAAGAGCAAATTTTAGCGACTCCTAGATTTGTCCGTAAAGGACAAGCAATCAACATGATCTTTCAAAAATGCATTAAAGAAGATTTTAAGGCAGAAAATTTACTCACTGTAGATCGAACCTATCTATTACTTTATCTTCGTGGCATCTCTTATTCTCATAGCTACGATGTCGAAGTAAAGTGTCCCGAATGCGGTGCCAAATTCAGCACAAATGTTGATTTAAGTGCTTTGTTTGTAAATCAATGTCCTCATGATTTTGGACCAATTCTTGAAGATGTTTTGCCAAATTCAAAATATCGATTCAAGTATCGCCTTTCAACTGGTCGTGATGAGCAAGAAATCAATGAATATCGTGAACGCAGAATGAAGATGTTTGGCGATAATGCTACTGATGATACATTGACTTATAGAACTGCTCAACTATTAGAAGAAATTGATGGAATCACCGATAAGATGGAACTTCAAATTTTATTGAAGAACCTTCCAATCAATGATGTTTCTTATATTCGTGGCATCATCAACGAGCCTCCATTTGGTGTAGATACAAATGTAGAAATTAATTGCCCAAGTTGTTCTGCAGAATTTTCAATCGATTTGCCTCTTGAAGCAAATTTTTTCTTCCCCCGGAGGAAGAAGGAAAAGAACACCCAAGCATAACCCTTGGAAAAAACCTCCTAGAAGAAATATTTTTCTTTTCATATCATCTGCACCAAGACATGCAGAAGACATTGTTCATGCCAATCAATATCAGGCAATGGATGGTGCAGAGATTTATAGAGCAAAAAGAAAAAGAAAATCAAGCAATGGAAGCAGAGCGAAGAAAATCTAGTAGTAAAAGAAGGTAAATATGCCACTAAAAGAAAGATTGCAAAATCCAACTTGTAACGACACGATTAGATTGCGTCTATTCTCTTACAATAGCAACAATCGAGCCAATTTACAAGACATTCAAAAAGTGGACATTTACACACTTGATCCTAACGAAATATCACAAGCCAATCCTGATGGTCGAAGGTTAGTTGTAACAATAGATGGTGCCGATGTGATTTCTGAATCCGCTGGATCTTATTATGTCGATATATCTGCAGATTCTCCACTTTACACAATTGGAGATTATGTTGATGTGTGGGCAGTAAGCTTTGAAAGCGACCATTGTTCTTTGGCGGAAATTCAAAATAGATTTAGAATTTATCCCAACTTGTGGTTCACAAGTCCTGTTCCGCCTGTTTATGATTTTTCATTTGGATTTAGACCCAACAGAATTGTAAAAGGGTCTAAAAGATATTTGGTGATCCAAATTTCACCAAATGTTCCACGAGGAGCCGATTTACTACCATATTACGAAAATCTCGCCATAGTCTCAGATTTGCGTATTTCAATCGAAAAAAACTGCGGGGATTGTGTCCCACAGGAAAAAGATCTCCGATTGGTAGTAGATCGGCAACTTGTGGATTATCGTGAAAAAATGTATGGGTATTACTTTATTGACACATCAGATTACGATTCTGGAATATACAATGTGTGGTTTGAATTACAATATGCAGAAAACACATTCATCTCTGAGAAAAATCAAATCCAAATTTTCGAATGATTGTATTTAAAAACTAAACAATTCGTGATATCATGCCTTTTTCAATTTTGGAGAAGGCTTTATGAACTTAGATTACAAGTTAGACAATTGGATAAAATACAATCAAAATGTTTTGATGATTGGAAAGCATGGTGTTGGGAAAACCGCACTCATAAAAAAAGCATTTGAAAGAAATGGTTTGAAGTGGAGATACTTTAGTGCAGCCACTATGGACCCTTGGACTGATTTTGTTGGTATTCCAAAAGAAGCAACAAAAGTTATAGGCGATCAATCTGTAAGTTACATAAAGATGATTCGTCCTTTGGACTTTGTTCTTGGTGAAGTAGAAGCAATTTTCATGGATGAATTCAACAGGTCTCCAAAGAAAGTTAGAAATGCAGTTCTCGAATTGATTCAATTCAAAAGCATAAATGGAGAAAAATTTCCAAATTTAAGGATGGTTTGGGCTGCGATAAATCCAGAAGATGATCCAGAGTCTTACGATGTTGAAAAACTTGATATGGCTCAAATGGATCGTTTTGAAGTTCATAGAAAAATTGATTACAAGCCAGATGTTGAGTTCTTTAGAGTTAAGTTTGGAAAGACCATTGCGGACAGTGCAATTGCTTGGTGGTCAGAATTGGATGATTCCACCAAAAATTTAGTATCTCCTAGAAGATTAGAATACGCTTTAAACTCATTTTCTAGACAAGGAGATCTAAGAGATCATTTGCCACAAGAAAGTGGTGTTTCGAAGCTTTTACAGGCTTTAAAAGACGGTCCTACAAGTGATAAATTAGCAAGATTTATGTCAGAAGAAGATTCTGGTGGTGCTAAAATTTGGCTAAAAAATGAGAACAATTTTTCTTCAGCATCAAAATATATCATAGAAAGCAAAACTCTTTGCGATTGGTTTTTGCCATTAGTTCCTAAAGAGAAAATCATATCATTAATGACTTCTAATGAAAAATTAGCAAAACATGTTATGTCTAATGTCAATTCTGAAAAAACATATATGGAAATTTGTAAAGAAATATTAAATGCAAAAACTGACTACAAGATGTCAAATAAAATTAAACGATTTATGACTCAAAATCCCGACATGGCAAAATTTTTATCTGAAGATTAATATGCATAAGATAAATCCCGATGAATGGTTGGAAATATCCAACAAATTAGAACAACATCATGCAATCTTTTATAAGTTGTGGGCTGTTGGCAAACCAATTTTTAAAGATGAGATTGAAACGGCAGCTATTGAATTTGATCGTAATGGAAATTATATACAATTTTCTTTCAATCCCATCTTCTGGTCTAACCTATCATTAGATTCAAAGCTATTCGTAATATGTCACGAAATGTTACATGTAATACTAAATCATGGCAAAAGATCAAAAAATCTCAACATACAAAAAAAAGTAACAGCAAACATATGTCTTGATATTGTCGTAAATCATAGCTTGATAAATAATTTTGGATTTGAAAAAAATAATATAGAAGTAGGAATTCGTAATGCTATAAATTTAAATTCAGAAAATAATGAAAAAAGTATTTTGTGTTGGGTTGACAATATATTTCCAGATGAGAAATATCCAGAAGACGAATGTTTTGAATTTTATTTCAATAAATATAATGAAAAATATGGTGATGGTCATTCAAATCAAGCAAGCAATCCAAATCAAGGTTGTCTAGATGATCATTCGCAATTGTCCGAAGAAGATTACGACAAATTTGTTGGGAAAATAATATCAAGTCTAAGTAAAGACGAAATAGAAGCTATAGCTAATTTTGCTAAAAAAAATCAAGACATAAGTCCTGCTGGATCTGGTGTTGGTTGGTGGCACTCTTTAGGTTCTTTATCGAAACAAATAAAAAAGAAATGGGAAACCATTATAAGATCTTGGGAAATTAAACAATCAAAAGATTGTTATGGTTCCGCAGAGCAATGGCTTAGAAAATCTAGAAGATATGTAAACATTGATGATAATTTATTTTTACCATGCGAAATAGAAACATATCAAAGAATTACAGAAGAAGACAAAATTAATGTTTTTTTCTTTATGGACACATCTGGAAGTTGTTTTGGATTAAAAGATAGGTTTTTTAAGTGTGCCTCTAGTTTAGACTCGCAAAAATTCAAAGTACGACTTTTTTGTTTTGATACAAAAGTTCAAGAAACATCATTGAAATCAAATAAAATATATGGTGGCGGAGGAACTTCATTCAGTGTAATTAAAAACTACATTAAAAAAGAAATAGAAAATAATATGTCCAAGCATCCTTATGTGTTTGTTTTAACGGATGGATTTGGAGATACTATAAAAGTAGATAAACCAGAAAAATGGCATTGGTTTTTAACTGCCGATGGAACAAAGTTGTGGATAGATAAAAATTGCAATATTTATAATTTAAAAGATTATGAATGATTTTTTTTATTTGAAAAATATTCACAAGTATGTCTTCTGCTTGGAACAAGTGGTAAAAATTCTTTTTGATCAGCCTTTTTATTGAGTGCATTGCTACATCTCAAGCCAAGACCAAGACCAATA